GAAGTGGCGTCCCGCCAGATATAGGTGGCTCGGGCTGTCCACTTGTATGCACCGGACAGGCACCGAAGGAACCCGGTACACCGCGGTTACGCGGCGACGAAACGTCTCCGATGCGCGGCGGCCTTCGCGGGGGAGAAGGCGAGACTGCTTACGCTCAAGCCGAAATAGGCTGGAGTCAGCGTAAGCCACGAATGTTATGGACCACGCCGTGGCCCCATTAACCCGAACGCCCTTGTATGTGGTGCGCGGGTGCTTCTCCGACACAGTGGGCTTGAACCCGAGGGTGCGGAGCAGCTCCAGCACCCCGTCGCGCAAGGCAGCGCACGTAGTGGAGTACTCTACCTTGCCGTTGCTAGCGGATACCGTACCGTCGGTGTCCAGCAGCCCGCGAAGCAGGTCCATCCGCTGTTCGACACTTGCCCGCAGATACGCAGGGGGGATGTGCTTATTATTGAGGACGCCCAACTCACGCAACCTCGCGTATGCGCTATCTTTCTCGCGAATGGGCGGCACCGCGTCTTCGGGGTTCCCATATTTGCGGCGTATGGCGTTACGGCTTCTGATGCGGCCACACTCGGCGCAGCCCCCCGCGCTGTTCTTGCCGACGACACGCAGGTCGTGGCCTCTGACGCACAAGTGCGCGTCCTTGCGACGGTCCACGTGCAGGGTCAGGGTGCCTTCGCCGGAAATATCTACCTTGTGGCCTGCCGCTTCGATAGAAGCCACCATGCCCGGCGCGTCCTGCTCCGATACGGTTATACACGCAGAGGCGCTGCTGCCATCTCCAAGCCAAGCCCCGAGCACGTAAGGGTCCACGGGTAGCTCCACCTTTGCGCAGTCGATGGGTGCGGCTACAGGTACCGCGTACCTGTTTCGGCGACCGCCTTTGCCGTAGTGGGCGGTTGCGGCCATGTGCGCGGTGGTGACTACGCCAACTCCGGGGCGGGCGGTGTCAGACTCCACCCACCACTGGTGCTCGGCGTCTGCGACGATGGCGGCTCCGTCAGAGAACTCCACCATGTAGCAATTACGGTCTTCCATGACCGGGGTCACGTAAGTTACGCGGCACACTCGGCCTTGCTCGTCAAACACCTCGTCCCCCACGCGCAGGGCCCCCATAGTCGACCACCCATACGGCGTGGGAATGGGGGTATCCAGCGCCAGAGCCTTCCCTACCTGCGCGGACGACATGACGACCACGGTTTCGACGTAGGCGTCCGAGAAGGCGTCCATGATGCCGCGCTGGTACTCCGCCTTATCCGTGCGCCATTTGCCCGGGGCCGCGGAGGCTTCGGGCGACAGCATGCGGAACCTGTCCGACCATTCGGAGACGGTCAGGTCCGCAGGCGGCTGGAGTACGGCCAGGCTACTGCGTAATGTTTTCTTCAGCGCAGGGGCAAATCTCGTCAACATCCGTATTCGCCAGTTCCTCAAGTACCTGATTCATCGTAACCTTAAGCACGGCCTGGACCTCGCGTGGGTCATCCAGGACGGCCAACTCGTCGGCCAGAGCCGCCGGCAGGGCCAGGAGTCTGGCCCGAAAATTACCAAGCAGGCGTTCCCACACGTCCGCCACTGCCGCGGCCTCGATGAGGGACCCCTCTTTCAAGGCCACGTCCAGGGCCTCGTTATCCGCCTTGAGCTTCGTGAGGCGGGCCTGCTCGTACTTTGCGTCGATGTTGTCCGTGGACTGCGTCCGGGCGGCGCGGCCCTTGACCCACGCGAAGACCTCTTCGGTATCGTAGCGCGAAGACTCGCCCTTCTTGCCGGCTGTGGCCAGGCAGGGCATCCCCTCGGAGCGCCAAGCTGCGATGGTGTTGGACGACACGCCAAGAAGCTCGGACAGCTCACGCTGATTGACTATCTTCCCCACTATTTGGCCCCCTCCAAGAGGGCTTTCAGGACGTCCAGGGCCTTGTCCTTGCTTTCCTGATTCTTGAGGACGACGTTCCATCTACCGAAGGCGTCTTTTTCGGCGGTGAATCCCTGGATTTGCTGGTCCCCGATCCGGACGTACCTGATCCGGGGGTCATCCGGGATCTCCACGGAGACCGAGGCGCACCCGTGGAGCAAGTACCCGAGGCCGAGGAGCAGGAAGACGCACACGGTCAGCGCCCGATCGCTTTGGTCGGTCAGGCGAAAGATGAAACGCGAAAATTTACCAACGTTTCTCCCCGAGGCCATTTTTCACCCCGCCCATCCCGTTATTGAGGTTGGCAATCATCATCAAAAGCGTGTCGGCCTTGTCGTCGGACCTCCGGAGCCACCCCAGAATGTCCTGTTGGTACTGGACTTGCCTTTCGTTGCACTCCCGACGGCAAATCGCGCATTCGTTGACTGTTACCGCCTCGGATCGGAGTTGTGTCAGAGACTTGCCCATGTCGGCTACGGATGCACGTATTTCGTCCATTTTCTTGTCCAAGGTTTCCACGTTCCGAAGGATGGACCAGCGAAGGATTCCGCCGATAACGCCGGCCCCGGCCAGCCCGACCGTTACTCCGATGCCGATGATTTCAGTTGGCAACTCCATCCCCGCTCCTACTCGCCCGTCAGTTTGCGTCAGGCTTCCGCAGTTCCCGCCGACACCGGCAAAACTCTCCATCCTTCACCCTCTCGAACACTATCGCCGAAAAACCCATCTCTCGCAGCGAACGGCACAGTTCAATCTGTGCGTCTATCGGAAGCCGCCCACACGCCGCGCTGACATGCGCTACATCCCCGCACCGCTGCACCGTTGCAACACCCTCATAGGGCGCGCCGTAGCCGACGTGGGCGGGGCCGGAGCGAACTGTCCATGTGATTGGGGTGAGGGTGAGCAATCAGTATTTTCCTATCTCCTTCGCACTCGCCACCTTGCTCCACGTCTGCACCTGCTTGAGCTTGCCGGGGCAGTCGGGGGAGAGGGTGAGGCATTACGGTAAATCCACGGTCATCACATCTTCAGCCGTCTCAGCCGCATCGACCATCGCCTTGGCCGCAAAGTACCCAAGCATGACATGATACCCAATGCGCTCCTTGTCATACTCCAGTACGTCCATAATGTTTTCAGCACCGCCGTATCCTTCCAACATCTCGCCAATGTACTGCTTGTGTCTGGCGATAATTGCGGCGTCCGTCACAAGGCCCACGTTGATGCCCTGCGCGATAATGACACACCGTAACACATCCGTCAGTGCATCAGGGTCATCGCCAATGTCAGCAGCAAGCCTATCACGCATTTTGAGTTTCAGATAACGAATACGAGACAGTTTTTGCAGCTCAAGCTCCGTTTCGGTTCCGTCGAGATATTTGCCGTATAATTCAAATTCTTCTTGCTTTGTCATTGTAAAGCCCCCATTGTGGTCATAACCCCTTCCCGGCTATGCTTCTTCATCACTCTCTCAGCGTTGCGCTACCGCGCAACTAGTCAGGATAACAGGCGCAGCGCAGCCCGACGCTGTTGCTGGAGTAGCTCCACGTGTGGTTCAGGTTACGCGCGAACACGCCCGTGTACGAGCCGTTGTCCCAGCGGCCGCCGGAGATCACGCACAGCTGGTCTCTGAAGTACTGGTATATCTGATCTTTCCCGAAAATATCCGTACCCGACGTGGACATGCCGCTCGCGTCCTTCGGGTGGCCGATCCCCGTGAGAACGTGGCCAGGTCCGGATGTGTCGGCAGAAAGCACCTGATTGGCGGCGTTGCCCATTTTTTGGTCGATGGACGACCCACCAGCTGCCGCGGCCATCGGTAGCGCAATGGCGTCCATCATGGCAGCAACACCCGTGGCTCCCCAATGGTCCGTGGCGAGGCTCGCGCCGCTCGTAAAGTCACGCATGCGCGTCGATTCTTTTGCGACGAAGAAGGATCCAAGGATGAGCGATCCGCCTGAGGTGTAAGTCGAAAAGGCCGTTGAGTTGACGCCGTCGAGGCTGATCGTGTCGATGTCGACGACCGTTATCGTGTACATCTTGCTGTTGAGTTGCGTCATGCCACCGACGGATTCGACTTGGACGACTTGGCCTGTGCTGAGTCCATGAGCAGGCACCGTCAGCACGCAAGGATTCGCCTTTGTCGCGCCGGTGATTCCCTTGGCTGTCGCGATGCAGGTCATCCCGATGGACACTTCCCATAGCAGGCCGTTCAGGTCGGCCACGCCGCAGGCTTGGCCGTTGTGCGTGGTGCGCTCGAAGGGCGTTCCACTGCCTGTTTTCCCGCAGTTGTTGTACCCGTCGGACTGATAGACGACGCTCAAGTCGTTCGTGTCGCGCAGGGCGTTGTTGTTGCAGCCTTTCGGGAAGCAGGTGGCCATGGCGTTGTCGTACCACGCTGCCTGGGACGGAGAGATGGCGCGCTGGGCGAGGGCGAGGGAATGCATGGCGAGCAGGCTGCGGATAAACACGCTGATACAGAAGAACCTGCTCGCGACGTTCTTGACGCCGTCAGCGCCGTCGCGACCCTTGGCCGCATCGATGCACGCGGCGTAGTTGTTCGCGCTTGCCGCCGTGACACCTGCTATCGGATTATGGTCGGCCGACGTCGCAATCGCCGGCGCATTCTTGATCGAAGACGCCACGAAGCCAGCGCCAAGGGCCTGCTTCGAGCACTTGTACTTGTCGACCAGGACGAACGGCTTCTCTTCTCCGCCGTCAATGAACGCCCGGTGCAGCGCGTAGCCGCCCAGGGCCGCCGCCTCGCGGGACGCGAACGTGTCCGCGAATTTCACGTCGATGTCGTTCGGGGCGAAGCGGGCGTGCGTGGGGTTCCCGGCGTGGTTGATGCGATAGAACGTCTTCGGCAGGCAGACCATGACGGACCCGTCTGCGTACTGGTAGTTGCCCCAATTCTCGGAGCCCGGGGTGTCGTGGCCGGGCAGGGGCGTGAACCCGGACGGGAGCAGGGCCGCGGGAGCGACGCCCACGCCGCCGGCATTGAGGACGTGCTCGCCCAGGACGCCGATCTTATCCACATCATACCCAACTGCGTACATCCATCCCGCCACACCACTCGCGTCAACACCAAAAATCTTCGCTCCTGCCGGGTCAAGCGGGCTGGATGCGTTATTGAGTTCTTTCGTCATATTACACTCCCTCCCAGTACAGGGCTTCGCCGTTCCAAGTTATAGTCTCGCCATCAAACACAAGCAGGCCGGGGCGCGGCGTGACTTTCTTCCACTCCTCAAACTTCTTGATCTTCCCCGGAGCGGTATCGGCAAACGCCATCGCGGGCATCGTCCCGTCAAAATTTGTCCATGCGCTGTATGTCGTGCCGTCGCTGATTCGCATCTCTGCGCCTTCGGTCTGCACCACCGCAGTCACCACCTCACCACTCGCCCAACTAGTCGCCACCGTCGCAGTGTTCGTCCCATCGCTAAACTTCAGCCCACTCGAATTGACACTCAGCCCTCCACCCACCTCGACATCCCCCACGATGTCAGCCGACGCCGTGGACATGGTGATTTCCCAGACGCGGGTGCCACCGTCTGACCAAGTGACTACGGAGGTGAAGCTCGGCCCATCGCCGGGGGTTACGCCGTCAGCGTCAACCGTGGGTGTGCCGGTGTATGTGGGAGCGGGGCCGACTGCGGATTTGAGCACGCCAGATGCGGTCAGGCGAGACGGCCAGAGGAGGGAGAGGGACGAGGGATATCCCCCCTGCCCGAACTCCCCCGCGCAAAACGGGGGCGCCCCGAACGGACCAGAAGAAGCCCAAGGGGCTCGTCCAAACATAATCCCTCCTACGCGAACAAGGCCGCGAGCTTGGTGATTGTGGCCGCCGTGGTTCCCGTGGTCTCGGTGATCTTGAAACGAACATACTTGCAAAGCGGGAGATCCACGTCAACGATGCCGGCCGATCCGGAAATCGCTTCCGACCCCACGTCAACAGCGGTTTGCGCGTCGTAGATTTTGCGCTGCACGGTCACGGACACGGAGCCAACGATGGAATACCCGTAGGACAGGAACCCGGTCAGCCCGGTATCCAAAGCCTCGTACCACGGGGAGTAGAGGGTTTGCCCGGCGGTCATGGCTTGGTCTGAAAATACGTCTTTCTGTTCAAATCGCGGCATAGCTTAATCCTCCGAGGCAAAAATGCCCATGAAAATGCGTTGTTTCTGGTATTTGTTCCACGCGCCCCATGCGCCAATCCGGACCCCCGCGTACATTATCTCGCGCTTCCACGCGGAGACCTCCAGTTCGACCATACCCTCCCGGAACAACCAATCCGCTTGGGCTCGGGTGTACGATCCAAACTGGTAGAGCCAATCGTGGAGGACGGCAGCCTTGTTGTACCTGCCAAACGGGGGGAGGAGATTCCAAAGACCGCGAGGGATGGACGCGCAGTCGGTGATGAATCCTTTCGGGATGACGACTGGCATCCCGTGGATGATGACGACCCAATCTTCGATCAGGCGGCGGCGCCGCCCATCCGGAAGGTCCTCGTAATACGGGCCTGGGGAAAATTGAATACTCATTTACGTCCCCGCTTTATGACGGAGCTGGCCCGGACCCGCCCGTAGACGGCGAGGAGGCCGCCGACTGCCGAACTGGCGGCGAAACAGGCGTTTGCTATGTCCGCCGGGGCCCCCTCATCCACGACAAAACCGAAAATTCCGGCCAATCCGGCGAACGCGGAAATCAGCCCGCCCCAAACCGCCTTGGATTTATACCATTTTTTCATCGGTCCGCCCTCCGGTTCGCCCACGTTTAACAAAAAAGTTGGGGGATGGATAGGGGCTATTTGGTCAAATAGCCTCGATCCGGGTCCCCCCGCTACTTTTTCGCACTTTTTTTATGTTTCACAACAATAATATATATTTCACGGGATAAATAACTAAAATCATTGAAAAATCCTGTAGCTAGGAAAATGGAGCGCTGCCGCGACCG